CGCCCGGCCACGCGCCGGCATCGCTCGAGGCGCGCCCCTGCGGCTGCACCAGCTGCATGTGCGAGCCGTGCAGCCAGTCGGGACCGGTCAGGGCGGGCGGCCACTCGGCCTCCATCCAATCGTCGATGTCCATGTTGAGCGTGTTCGCGGCCGTCGTGCCGAGCTCGCTCGAGACGTGCGTGCGCCCGCCGGTCGCCATCCCGCCCGACAGCCCGGTGATCTGGATCGCCTGGATCCCGTCGATGTGCAGCAGCGCGCGGGCGGAGGCGCCGAACTCGAACAGGACATCGATCCGGTGCCACTCGTCCACCGGCCAGGCCTGGGTGGTCGCCAGCAGCGACAGCACGCCGGTGTTACTGGTCTGGTTCAGCGCGATCTGGCCGCTCGGCGTCATCTGCAGCGCGAGGCCCGTCTCGTTTTCGATCGTGCCGCGGCACCGCCAGAAGGTCGCCGCGCTCGCCGGCAGCTTGCGGATCCGGAAGTAGAAGCGCGTCCAGGTTTTCGTCGGCGTGATGCCGGTGGCGTTCTCGTCGACCACATGCGAGCGCACCGTGGTGCCCTGCCGCAGCGCGAGGCCGTAGCCGTCAATCGTGCGCGAGGCGTCGCGGCTGACCTCGGTGCCGGGCACGCTGCCGCCCTCACCGTTCGACGGCAGCTCGAAGCCGTCGATCCAGCGCCGCTGACTCACCGCCGCCGGTGAGCCGCCGCCGGTGACCGGCTCGGTCAGCGGCGGGTCGTAGACGAACTTGCCGACCCAATAGTAGGTGGTGCGGGTGACGCCGAAGATCCCGAGGAAGCCGCCGCTGTTGCGCTGGAACAGCTTCAGGTTGGTCGGGAATTGGCCTTCCTTCCCGAACCATTCGGAGGTCAGGCCCGGCGCGACGAACGGCACGCCCGGCAGCGAGATCGGGGCGCTGTAGGTCAGCGCCGCCAGCGCCGGCGACATCACCACCTCGCCCAGGTGCCCACCGGGAAAGGTGGTCGCCATCAGGTCGCGCAGCTGCGCCCGATTGGTCAGGTGGATCAGGTATTGGAGAACTACGGTCTTGTCGGCCATCCGCTGCCCCCTGCCGCCGTCTCACCGGAGAACGGAACACCGCAGGCTGGCCGGAGTGAAGTGCCAGCCTGCGGGTCCGAAGAACACCGACCCGGATGGATGGGCCTAGTCGGTGTCCTTCTCGGTCACGTCCCGATCGACGGTGCGCGCGCCGCCGCCCAGGATCGCATCGTGCCGCTTGCGGATGGCATCGCGCGAGGTCGAGATCGTCTCCTGCTCCTCGTCGCTGACCGCTTCCATCCACTTGTCCGAGAACTGCTCCTCGGGCGTCAGCACGCCTTGCACCTGCCGGAACATCGGCTCACCCGTGCGCGGGTGCACCCGCTGCTCGCCCGTCTCGGTGTCGACGACCGGCTCGCTGATCAGCCCCTCGCGCGAGACCAGCGTAAACACATCGCCTTCGCGCCGGCGGATGTGGTTGTAGTAACCGGGCGCGGTCGCCCGCACGCGCATCCCCTGCGGCGCGGTGCCGGCCAGCTCGATCGAGCGATCGTGCGAGCGGCCCGGCGGCGGCAGCAGGCCCGCGCCGGAGCGCGCCGCCCGTGGCGCCATCGTCGGATGCGGCTGCTCGGTGCCGCCCTTCGTCTCGAGCATCGTCGGCTGCTGGCTGGGCGTCGACTGATTGCTCTCGTAGTCGCCGGTATCCGCCTCGGCGTCCGCTGGCGCCACCTCCGAGCCGAGCCGCGCCCGTGCCCGTGCCGTCGGCGTTTGCTGGGTCGTGTCCTCGCGGTCGGGATTCTCGGCCCGCTCGCGCGCTTCCTGCGCCCGTCGCGCCCGCTCCTCGCGCGGATTGGCGGCGTTGCCTGAGCTTTCGCCCGCGTGCGGCTCGCGCAGCCGGGCGGCCGGCGCGGTGTTGGCGCGCGCGCTGCCCTGCGCCGTGCCGGGTGTTTTGTCCACCACACGCGCTCCGGAGCGGCGGGCGGCATTGCGATCGGCCAATTTTTTTGCCATGTCCGCCTCTCCTTAGAACACGCCGGGGTAGTAGGTCATGCGCTCGATGAAGCGCAGCGGACCCAGGAACGCGGTCACCGTCAGCGACGGCGTGGTGCCGCCCACATCGTAGTAGGCGCCGAGATAGCGCTTGGTCGGCGTGCCGAAGGGCAGGCTGACCGAGACGCGCGTGCCGGCCGCGAGGCCCAGCGAGGCCGCGCTGATCGCGCGCCGCACCAGGATGTCGGGGCTCGACAGGTTGGCGTTCGCCGACTGGATGATCTGAAATTCATACGTCTCATCCGTCGTCGTGTAGTCGGCCCCCACGTCGACCGTGAACAGGACGGCGAGCGGTTCGCCGTCGCCGATGGTCTTGTTGGTGCCGCCGAGATCGATCGTATTCGTGCTCGCGGCGTCGGCGCTGACCGCCTGCGCGTCGCTGAGCAGCAATAAGGCATCTACCCACATAGGAGCGCTCCTCTGCTGTGATGGCTGTCGCGGTTAGACGACAGCGGCCTCGCTGTCGAGGATCGCGTCGGTGACTTCGATCGGGATCCCGCGGAACGTCGTCCGCCGGCGCCCGTCGACGGTTTCGTAGGTGAGGCCGTTGCCGGCCTGGACGGTGGTGCGGCCCTGGATGTCGAGCCACTGGAACGCAGTCCGGTTCATATACCAGACGGCGCGGCCCATGCCGAGCGACGGGATGCGGTGCTCGGCCTTGATCATCAGCAGCGTCAGGTCGGGCGGCGTGCCGCCGGCGAGATCCGACGTGTCGATGTTGGCGATCCGGACCACGAACCGCCAGTCCTTGACGGCCAGCCCGAGATCCCACGTCCAGCGCTCCTGGAACGCGCGCATCCGGTTGCCGCCGACGCCGGCGCTGACCTCGACGGTCACCTCGCCGAAGTCCTCATGGTCGAGGCCCGCCTTGCTGCCCTTCGGGAAGATGCCGAAGGCCGTCTGCTCGCCCCAGACCACCAGCCACACCGACGTGTTATCCGAGCCCGAGCCGCCGCCGTTGATCACGTTCTTGTAATTCGCGACCGACGTGCTCAGGGTCGAATAGCGCGGGGCCAGCCCGGTGAACTCCTCCGGCGCGAGGCCGGCGTTGCCGTAGAACACCGTCTGCGCCGCCTCGATGTTCATCGCCTCGATGAAGGCCGCCGCCTCCGACATCCGGAAGCTGTTCCCGTTGCCGTTCAACTTGATCAGCTTCGAGTCGACCTCCGACCACGCCTCGAGCATCCCGGTTGCCTCGGTCACCTGCGCGGTGGCTGACTTGCTGGGCGGGATGCCCTGGTTGATCATGCGCCAGTAGACCGTCGGCAGGCCGGTGCGGACGCTCACCTGATGGCCGGTCGGCAGGTTCCCCTCGCGGAACTGCATATCGTTGAGGATCGGATTGGTCTGCTGCAGCAGCTCGACGATGTCCGCGGTGGCGCCGTCCGGGTCGAGCCGCTTGGCCCAATCCGCCAGCGTCAGCACGTTGTTGGCGAGCGTCGCGCCGACGATGATCAGGCCCCAGGCCAGCCAGTCGGGCGCGTGCATCGTGCGCGTAAAGCCGGCCGCGTCGAGATCGACGGCCAGCATGAGCAGCAGCAGCGCGGCGAGCGCCGCTGCGTGGCGGACGAAAGTTCGCATGTCGCGTGTCTCCTTGGCGGCCGGTGTCCTACCGGGCCGCGGCTTTCTCGTCCAGCTTCCGGCTGTCCGGGTGCGGGTAGAAGCGCTCGCTGGCGCTCTTACCCTCCCGCCCGACGCCGGCCGCTCGGCCTGCGATGCCCTTGTCCTCGTCCATCAGCTTGCCGAGGTCGGCCAGCACGCTGACGAACTCGATATGGTTCCCCAGGCCTTCATTGCGAAGCAGCGTCCGCAGCCGATCGCCGCGGGCCGTCCCTTTCGGGCGGATCTTGTCGAGCACTAGGTTGGCGAGCCGCTGGGTTTCCGCCAGCTTCTCGCCGCCGTAGTCCTTGTCCGCCATCAGCTGCTCGAGGTAGCGAGTGCTGATCCGCCCGCGCTCCTCGTGCACGGCTTCGAGATGCTGCTGCGCTTCCTCGTTCGTCCACTGCTGGTCACGCGCGAGCGCGGTGATCTCCGACACCTCGGAATCGCTGATGCGCGCGTCCTGGGGCAGCTTCAGGGTGTAGCGGTCCGGCACCACGCGCGCGGCCTGCTGACCGCCCTTGTCGCCGCCGGCGCCTTTGTCGCCCTGCTGCTGTTGCCCGCCCTTGTCGCCCTGAGCGCCCTGGTCGCCCTGCTGCTGCTGCTGCTGGCCGCCCTGATCGCCCGACTGCTGGCCGCCCTTGTCGGCCCCGGCGCCTCCGGTGTCACCCTGCGCGCCGCCCTTGTCTTTGTCACCCATTGCGTTGCTCCTCCTGCTGCCGTCGACCCTCGATGTCATCGCAGACCTTGAGGATCATCTGTGCCAACCGACGCGCACGCGCCGGCTCCATCCGGATCTCTTTGATCGGCTGGGTGAACTCGAGGCCCAGCTTGCCCGTCGCTAGGTCGATGCCGATCTTGACCTGCACATGCTCGTTCCCCTCGCCGTCCCGCCGGCGGGACGCGAGCACGTGCGACATGCGCCGCATGAGATCATGCGCCATCAGCGCCGCTCCCGGCTGCGCGCGGCGGTGCGCTCGGCGAGCTCCGCCTTTTGCCGCGTCAGCGCCTCGCGCTGCATCAGCTCGACCAGTTCGAGCGAGGCGGCCTCGCAGTCCTGCCAGATGCGCCGCGCCGCGTCCTGCATCCCGGCCGCGTGGTAAATCTGGCTCGAGGTCGAGAACACCGAACGGAACAGGCCCAGCGACACGCACCACTCGAAGATCGCGCGCCGCCCCTCCGCCGTCGCCAGCGTGGCCCGGATCGCGTTGTAGCGATCGACCTCGTCGAACTTCGCCCGATCGCGCGCGTCCCGCACCTGGACGCGGTCGGCTGCGTTTCGCACGTCCACCGGCTCAGCCATCAATACTCGAACCCCTGCGCGGAAAAGGTCAGCACGTTGGTCGTTACGTTGCCGCTGACCGAGATACAGAAGCTCCCGCCAGCGACCAGCTCGAAGCCGTCCGGAAACTGCGTCGAGAACTGGCCGACGTTGCCGATCGCCGCCGCGGTCCCGCCCTGCGCGAGATAGGCGACGACGCTCGAGGTCGCGGTGCAGGTGGTCGTGTTCGACATCCGGAGCGCGACGACGGCCCAGGGCAGCGCGGCGGTGGTCGTGCGGATCTGCGCGTTGACGGCGGTGATCCGCAGTGTCTTGCTCGCGGCGGCGGTGATCGACTGCGCCCCGGCAGCCGCCACGCCTCCGGAGGCCTTGATCAGCGCGGTCACCACGGTGTCGGTGGTCGTGGGCGCGGCGGTCGTGTAGCTGAGCGCCACCGCCGTGCGGCCGGAATCAACCAGCGCCTGCACCGCAAACCCGGTCGCGCCCTGCGTGCCCTTGGTCAAGGTCGGCGGTGTCGCGCCGAAAGCGGTATTGCTGATCGCGCCGATCGTATTCGCGCCCGCGGCCAGCGCCGGCAGGGTGGCGAGGCTCACCGGCTGCGTCGCCTGGAAGAAGGTGCCGCTGACCGGCACGGCCGACGCGCGCAGCTGGGTGTCCGTCAGCGGGCCGGACACCGGCACGGCGGAGGCCCGCAGCTGCGTGTCGGTCAGGGGCCCGGTCGCGGTGACGGTGCCGCTCACGGGCTGCGTGGCCGGGAAGTTGCCGACGTTGAAGCTGGTATTGCTGATCGCCCCGATCGTCGCCGAGCCGGCCGCCAGCGCCGGCAGCGCCGCGAGGCTCACGGGTTGCGTGGTCTGCCAAAACGTGCCGGAGACGGGCACGGCCGTCGCGCGCAGCTGGGCATCGGTGAGTGGCCCCGTGGCCGTCACCGTGCCGCTGACCGGCTGCGTCGCCGGGAAATTCGAGACCGCCACCGTGCCGGAGATCGGCTGCGTGGCCTGGTAGAACGTGCCGGTGACCGCGAGCGGGCTGGCGCGGAGCTCGGCATCGGTGAGGCCCCCACTCGAGCCGCCTCCGCCGCCCGCACAGTTATCGCAGGTCACCGGCACCCGCCCCCCCGCAAGGGCCGGCAGCTTGGTATCGATCGAGCCCAGCGAGGTCAGGATCTCGGTCTGCCCCGCCGCGGTCGCTAGGCCCGTCGTGTCGATCGAGGCCGTCACCTGCGCGTCGACCGGCAGCGGCAGGCGCGCATCGAGCTCCAGCGCCGTCAGGCCGCCCGTCCCGCCGGTGATCGTGACCGGCCCGCTGGGCGCCGTCGACCCGACAAAGAGCGTGACCTGCGCCGTGCCGCTGGTGAACTCGGTAAACCGCACCCGCAGACACTGCGCCCCGCTGGCGGCGTAGAACCAGGCGCCGTTGGTCGTCGTCGAGCTCACCGCCACCGCCGGCCCGTTGACCGGCAGCACCGTCAGCGGGGCGTAGACCGTGCAGGGCGAGGTCGAGGATTCGAAGCTGAGCGTGCCCACCCAGGTGCCGCCGACGTGCACGCTGCCGCGGTCGCCCGCGATCACCTGCGTCAGGCAGCCGTTGCCGGGGCAGAGCGTGCCCGTCAGCTGCGCGCTGGTCCCCTGCGCCTCGAGGCGCGCGGCCAGCAGCAGCAGGGCGAGGATCAGCGCCGCCCGTCTCACAGGTTCGCCTCGATGAACTCGCGGATGTTCACCCACACGTCGGCCTCGGCCTGCACCGCGTTCTTCTTCTGCAGCGCCGTCATGGCGTTCCACGCGGCGATGTCGCGCGAGCGCACCACCAGCGCGCACGTCGCCAGCATGTCTTTCTCCCGGCTGGTGCGCTGAAAGCGCAGCGTCGGCGTGGTCTCGGTAACCGTGTCGATCGCGATCTGCGCGGCCGCGATCTGCTGTGCGGTCCACGCGCCGTCCTTCTTCAGCTTGATGGTGCCGTTGAGCGGCGGCTGCGCGCCGACATCCGGCGCCACGGTGGATCGCAGCTGCGTGACCAGGCTCGGCAGGTCGAGCGGCGTGGTGCGGTTGACCGGGAAGGTCTGATAGGCGACCGCCATCAGCTCACCTGCAGGAAAATCTCGCCATACACGCCGGTCGCGTTCGTCGCCGCCGACCAGTTGGCGACGTTGAACTTGTAGCACTCGATGTAGGTGTTCCCGGCGCCCACCTGGACGAAGCCGGCGGTGTTGCCGCTGCCGTTGTCGGAGTAGTTGAGGCTGACCGAGAGCGCGTAAATCTGATTCGTGAATCCGCCCGGCAGCTTCACGCGCAGGTTGTTGGAGAGCGTGCCGCCGACCGTCGTGGTGATGATGTCGAAGATCACATGCAGGACCGACCCCTGCAGGTGCATCGTGTAGCTGACGATGTCGCCGGCGTCGACCGTCCACGTCATCGAGCCCGAGGCGGTGAAGTCGCCGGCCGCGAAGGTCGGCGTGATCGCCAGCCCCTGCTGATGCGCGACCAGCTGCCAGTCGGTGCCGTCGTGCTGGTAGACGGCATACCCGCCCTGCGCCACCGGCGTCGCGCCGCTGGTCACCGTGTTGCGGAAGCGGTTGGCGGCGCTGCTTGAGCCGCTCTGATGCGGGAAGTAGGCGACCTTGCCCGTGCTGGTGTTCTTGAACACCCACACCAGGCCCGCCGAGCCGCCGGCCACGCCGGTGAACGTCGCGTCCGCCGCGCCGGCCCAGCGCGTCATGGTGTGCCCGCTGATGCCGGCCGCGTAGTCGTTCTGGTTGCCGGTGTCGGTCTTAGCCGCCGGCACCGTGTAGGTCGTCTGCACCGCCGCCCAGGCGCCGAGGCCGTTGAGGAACTTGGCGGCGTCGTTGGGCGCCTTCGGCACCAGCCCGTGCTTGGCGGTCGAGACGTCGAGCGTGGCGACGTCGGCCAGGGTGATGTCGCCCTCGACCACCGTGCCGAAGCTCGGAGCGCCGGCCGCGTTGCCGTGCAGCACCTGGACGGTCGTGCCCAGCGAGCCGAGCACCTTGAGGTCGGCGCCGCCGTTGCCGAGCGCCACCGCGTTGGCGGTCAGCGCACCGGCGGTGTGCGTCACATCGCCGGAGGCATCGGCGCCGGCTGGCCCGGCCGGCCCCGCTTCACCACGCGGCCCGACGTAGTTGAACGGCCGCGCGCTGCGCTGACTGCGACGGCTCATACCGGCGCGGCTCCCGGTGCCGGCGCCCCCATCGCCCCGGCCAGGCGCGTCAGCGCGCTATCGCCGCTCATGTCGGCTTGGCTCGCGTCCTTCATCGCGCCCGCCGCCGCCTTCATCTGCTCGGCCTCGGCCGCCGCCTGCGCCTGCTGCGCCTCCTGCTCGGCGATGCCCTGCGCTTCGTCGTCGCTCCGGATGATCCGCGGGTCGATGCCGAGCGCGTTGCCGTAGTTGTCGACCAGCTCGTAGACGTTGACCTTGTTGCGCGCCTCCGGGTGGCCCTGGTAGACGGGCATCATCGAGGCGACGAAGCGATCAAGGCCGACAACGCCGACCAGCTTCTGCGCCTGCGCCATGATCGAGACGTATTCGACGCGCAGCTTCACGCCTTCGAGCTGCGCCGGCGCCTCGGGGATCAGCCCGGCATCGTCCATCAGCTCATAGACGCGGTCGATCAGCGGATCGAGCAGTTCGTCGTTGGTGCGCTCGAGCACGGGGCCCAGGGCGATCAGCTTCTCCTCGTGCCGCTCCTCGACCTCGCGCGCCGTGATCGGCTGCGCCCCGCGCGCCGGTTCGCTCTGCGCCAGCATCAGGAACAGGTCGACATAGAAGGCGCGGTTGATCCGCTGCTGCACCTCGTAGATGTCGACGCTCATGTCCCGCAGGTTGATCGCCGTCTCATGGATCGCGCGGATGCCGCCGTTCGGGTTCTGCTGATCCACGTAGGTGACATCGCCAGGGATCAGCGACACGCCGCCCTTGATCAGCGAGGTCGGCGCCTGCAGCGGCGGGTCGACGATCTTCTCGAGCGCCTGCCCCTTCTTGCGCTGCTGGCCCTGCAGCTGCTTCACATCGCCCAGCGCCATCATGCCGGGGCAGTCGGTGCCGTAGGTGTCCTCGCCGGTCACGTCCCAGCGCGGCGCGAAGATCGGAAAGCTCTTGAAGCCGCGTTCCTGCAGGATGCCGCGGTCCGGCCCCTGGGCGTTCGTCTCGAAGTAGCAGGACGCCCACGGCAGCCGATACTTCGCCTCGAGCCGGTCCTCGCGGTGCAACTCGTTGGGATAGACGCACCACGTCACCGGCACCGCAGCCTGGTAGTCGCCGCTCAGCCACTGCGCCTTGAGCGATTTGCTCGCCCGTTCCCAATGGATCGTGTAGCCGTCCTCGTCGAGCAGGAACTGCTCGACCACCTGCAGCAGCGACAGCTCGTAGTCGCGGACGAACTCGGTCACCACGTTGCGCCCGTCGAGGCCGAGCGCGTAGCTGCCGATCGGGTAGGGGTAGCAGCGGAACAGGTCGTGCCGATCGAGCAGCAGCGACATGCAGCCGGTGCCGAAGCTGCCCATATCGCCGTAGACGGTCGGCAGGCTGTTATAGAGGTTCGTCTGCAGGAACACCGAGAGCATCCGCTGCGTCGCGATGTGCAGCCACTCCTTGACCGCCGGCTGCTCTGACAGGTCCGGGTCGGGCGTGGTGAGCTTCATCCACGGCCGCGCCGGCGAGGTCAGCCCGGCGTGCAGCCCCGACTGCAGTGTCCGCACCGCAAAGTTGCCCGTCGAGTCGATGATCTTGGCGTTGCGGCTGCCGCCGCGGTTGCGGTCGTTGGCGAGGAAGCGCGAGCGGCGCGGCTGCAGGAAGTCGCTGATCGTCCGCCAGTGGGCATCGAAGCCCTGCTGCCGGTCGCGCCAGAGGCTCTGCCGCAGCCGATACAGATGCGCTACACGGTCGCGCACCTGCCCGAAGTTGTAATAGGCGATCTCCGCCATCAGAACCCGATCAGCGAGCGCGGCACGTAGCTGGCGCTCAGCACGCCGAGCGGTCTACCGGACGGGGTCGCCCCGGTGCCTGGGGCCTGGGTGGCTTTCTTGCGCTGACGCTTCGCGGCGGTGAGCGCGGCCACGGTGGCCGTCGATCGCGCGATCGCGGTGCCCGGCGGATTGGGTGTGCCGAGCGGGGTCACCTGTCCCGGCGCCGGCGAGAGCACGGCCCGCCGCGCCTCCGCATCCCGCGCCACTTGGCTCGAGCCGAACAGCCCCATGTGAGTGCCTCCCGATCACAGCCGCTTCATGTAAGCCGTTTCCACCGCCGTATACCCCAACCCCTCGTAGAGGCTGCCGACGGCACTACCAGCCGGACTGAGAAGTTTTAACACACAAATGCCTTGGCGACGTGCCCACTGTTCCACTTCAGCTAAGAGCGCCTGCCCGATGCCCTGCCCGCGCGCCTCCGGCTCGACCCACCAGGCGAGCTCGTCGGCATACGGCTCGCCGCTGATCTGATGCGGGATCGGCCCGACCATCGCCACGAAGGCATCCAGCCCGCCGCCGGTGCGCTCGTTGACCAGGACCGTGCCCGTGCTCAGCGCGACCGCGAACAGCGCCTCGAGCGCATACTGCTGCGGCGCCATCAGCTGCCCGAAACTGGTCAGCTCGAGGAAGCGCTCGGCCATCCGGACCACCGCCGGACCGTCCGCGAACGTCGCCGGTCGGATCATGTGCGCTCCGGTTTCCCCATCAGCGCCCGCACCTCAGCGTAGGTGAGGCCCCACTTGAGCCAGGTGCGGCAGACCGGATGCACCGGCCAGGTCCGATCGCGGTCGAGCGGATGCCGGCAAACCGCGCAGATGCCGCGCGCGCGGCGCTGGTCCCACCAGGCTCGGCTGCGCTCGCGGCGCGCTTCGACGGCCGCGCTCGGGTCACTCATCCTCATATGGATCCTTGTCCCGTCGCGCGTGGCCCGAGCTGCGAAGCTCGGCCACCGCCTGCGCCGGCATCTCCGGCAGCGCGTAGGTGGTCGCCAGCGCCTCGGCCAGGTCCGGCGAGCGGCCGATGCGCGCCTTGATCAACTCCTTGGGTTCGAGCAGGAACTTGCCGTCTCGGAAGCTGTAGGTCGGCTCGGTCAGTTCGCCTACCATCTCCGGCAGCAGCGGCAGCGCCGCCCCGCCCTTGATCGCCTTCGCCATCTCGAACCAGCACTCGGCGCGGCGGTTATAGTAGCGGTTCTTTTGGATCGCCGGCGCGGCGAACTGCACCTCATAGACCGGGTAGCCGCCGTCGACCAGGATGTCCCGCGCGCCCGCCGCCCAGCCGCCGGTGGCGTCCATAAACTCTTGCTCGCTGCCGAACGCCTCTTTGGCGACGATCACCGCCGTCGCGATGTGGACGCTCACCGCCGCGTCGCGCTTGTGCCGCATGACCTTGGGCCGGAAACACGCACGGCCCTGCCGCGGGAAGATCACCGTCCGGTCATCCCCGAAGCGCGCGACGTCGATGCCCAGCCGCTTCTGGGCGAACTCGTATTGGTTGGTCCGTAGGTGCCGCGTCATCGCGGCGTTGACATCCTCGACGCCGAGCAGCGCGTTGAGGCTCGACGGCGGGAACTGGCCCAGGACGTTGACCATCACCCACGGGTTGTCTCGGCCGTAGAGCTCGATCTGCTCGCGCGCCCACTGCAGGGACACGCGCGTCGAGCGGCGCGGATCGTCCGGGTCGCCGTTGATCCGGATCACCAGCCACAGGTGCGCCTGCGTCGTCGCCGCGGTGTAGAGTGGGCCGGAGAGCATCTCGGGGTTGCCCGCCTGCACGACCTTGTTCTCGAGGCCGGAGGCGAGCGACGCCTCGGCCGTGGTCATCACCGCCTGCGGGATGCTGCCCGACTCGTCGAGGATGAACAGCGTGTAGTCGGCGTGCAGGCCGGCGAGCGTCGAGGCCTGCCGCTGCGGGTCGGCGGTCTTGGGCCAGGTGCGCGCCGTCATAAACCAGTTTTCGGGCGCCTCCTTGTAGACGATGCGCGTCTTCGACCAGGCGAACTGCTGCATCAGGAGCGGCGCCATCGCCTGCCACTTCGCCATCTCCGGCCACAGGTTGTCGTCGAGGTTGTCCTCGGACACCGAGGTCGCGCCGACCTTGGGGAACAGCCGCGTGATCAGGAAATTCCACGCGAACCAGGCCAGCTCGGTCGTCTTGCCCGGCCCCTTGGAGGCGACGAAGGCGATCCGGTTCGTGTGCGGGAAGGCCTGCAGACCCTCGAGCTGCCACGGGTCCGGCTCGGCCCGGAACAGCTCGCGCACCATCTGGTCGGGATGCCAGCGCCAGCGGGCGAGCGTCCGGATGGTATCGGCGTCCGGGGCGCTGAGGCTGTTCACCGACGTAACCGTTTGCGGAGGCGCCGCATACATTCTCGGTTGGTTTGTAGACGGCAGGGTCGACAGCCTTGATACCCAGGCGTGTAAGGATGCCCGCAACGCGCTATCCGTAAGCGCGGCGAGCGTAGCCTTGCACGTCGACTATTCTCTGCTGGGGTCACCGGATCCTGATGCCACGGGTTGAAGCACGCGCGCACGTTGCACAGGTGATCGAGCTCAAGACCGGCCGGAATCGGACCGATCGCCTGCTCATAGAACCACCGATGCGCCAGAACGGTTCGACCATCGCGATAGAGCTGCACGTAGCCATCACCGCGAGGCTCGAACAGCAGCCAGCACGGTGTAGTCGGCGCGTTCATGGATTCTGCGGGTCGGGCAGTTGGACGGCTTCGCGGATCAGGTCGGCCAAGCTCTTGTCGGCGCCGAACTCGACCCGGTCCTTCGGCTTGCCCTTCGCGTAGTGCCAGATCATCTGTTCAATCGGGTCGCTGCAGCGGCGGGCGAGGAAGTCGGCGCGGAGCTTCTTCTGGTAGGCGGGGTCGTCGACCAGGGAATTGCAGAATACCTTGGCCTCGCGGGTCGTCTTGTTGGGCACGCCTTTCGGCCGCCCCTTGCCGGCGTTGGTGAGGCCGGCAAGCTGACGCTGACGGGCTGACTCTTTTTCGACAGCAGTTTGCTGTCGACCTCGCTTCCGAGCCATCGCCCGTCAGGCTAGCACAAGTTACTCAGAAGTCGGCTCAGCCGCGCCCGGAGCCGGTGCCGCTGGCGGGCCGCAGGCTGGCGCCCTTGAGCAGATCCTCCTCCCAGCAAGTGCAGGCCATGAAGTAGTCGCCGCAGCGCGGGCAGGTCTGATACTCAGGCAACGCGCGGAGCATCCCTGAGCGCACGCCAGCGAACCAGCGGCGGCGGCGTTTGGCCTGGTAGCGGCGGCGCTTGTTCATGGCGCCGACCACACGCTAAGGATCAGGAGGATCAAGCCGGTCAGCACCGCCGCGAGGATCGCGACGGCGATCCAGCGCTCAAGCGCGGTCGGTGGTTGATCCATCATGGCGGCTCACGCCACTTCGGCCGCATCCGGTGCGGCCGTAGCGTCATCTGTCGCCAGCGAAAGGCGCGGCCGCAGGTCGGGCAGCGCACGCGCCCATCGAGTGTCAGCGTGCCGCGCTTCCAGGTGCCGGGACAGCGATCCGTGCGCCGATCCCACTTGGCGCCGCCCATGTATATGCAGTCGCATTATGCACCTGCCTCAGTCGCGCACGAAGGCGAACAGCCGGCAGCGCTGACACACCCAGCCGAGCGGATGCTGCTGCCAGTCGTGGCCGCGGCGCTCGCAGACGATCGCCAGATGGCGCCGGTGCGCGCGCTCAGCGAACCGGAGCGCCAGCACCACCGCGCCGAGGCCCAGCGCCACCTCGAGGATCACCGAGGCCTCGGCCCGGCAAAGCGCGGCAGCTGCGCGCGGTCCCACGGATCCGGCAGCGTGCCGCCGGCCGACAACTCGCGGTCGAGCACGCGCGTCAGCGTGGCGAGATCGATCGCGTCCTTCATCAGCGGCGACCTGAAGCTGGCGGCCTCTCCTTCGCGGAGGATCCGCTCGGCGACCTCGCGGGCATCGCGCAGCACCTGGGTCAGGTTGGCGGCGGGACTCATCGGGCGGCCCTCACATCCCGCATCCGCTGGCGGTGATAGTCGCGACAGGTCGCGCAGAAGCTGTAGATACCGGCGGCAGCGCCGCAGCCTGGGCAAGTGCCCAGCGCGCGCCGGAGCCGCTCGCGCACCGGCCGCGGCACCGCCGCATTTTCGCGCCACTGCCTCACAGGCCCAACTCCGGCTGCTGCGCGATCTGCTGCTCCCACGATGCCGCCAGCGCGAGGTTGATGTCCGGTGCCCACGAGAACCCTGTCCCGTCGCAGCTGTCCGCGCCCGCCTTCATCGCGAGCTCGTAGCGCCGCTTGCTGTTCACGCGGCCCCAATGCACCCATAAGCCTTTGGCCTTGGCGAACCCACACAGCGTCCGCACCGCTTCGCTCTCTTTGTAGGCGGTGCTGCCGCCGATGAACAGCGCCGCCATGTCGTCCCACGGCACCCGCCCCGGATCAAGCCCGTCCTGCGCGATGAACGCCACCGGCAAACCGAGGCCTCGGAGGAGGCGCGACCAGAACGGCCACAAGTCGAGCGTCGCGGCCGCATCCTCGAGCACGTCCGGTGCCGCCACAAACAGCGGCGCTGGCTGACCATCGAAGCGCTCGAGCATCCGGAGGAACGGCCCAGGCTTGAACCCGTTGAATCCGCCATTGTCGAAGGCGTAACGATGCGGCCGCAGCCCGAGGCTCTCCGGGTTGTTCCACTGCCCCGGCACGATGAAATGCCCAACATCGTGCCGCGCGATCGAGCGCGTGGCCCCTGAGACTAGCACCAGCATCAGCCTTCCAGCTCCTGCAGCGCGTAGTCGCGCGCGCGGTTCAGGTGCGCCATTTCGATCTCGCTGCCGCCGGTGTCGGGATGCCGCTGGCGCGCGGCCGCCCGAAAGGCGCTCTGCACCTGGTCGACCGTCACGCGCGCCTCGGCGCTGAAACCGAACACCGCCCGCCAATTCGCCGCCGTGTCCGCCGGCAGCGCCTTGTAGCCGGCGAGCGCCTGCTCGATGTTGCCGACCCCGTAGCGCTCCTGGGCCCGGATCGCCTCGATGTGCCCGGCGATGGCGGCCATGTTGTCGGCGGCGCTCCGCCACTTGTCGCAGGCCAGCACCAACGCGCGGCCCTTCAGCCGAAAATAGACGGCGATGCCGGGATCCTGCAGCACCCGCGGATTGTCGCCCGCCGGCAGGCCGTCGAGCCGCGGGCGGAGGTTGCTGCTGATCACGATGTTGCGCGCCTGCAGGCGGCGCAGCTCGTCGCGCAGCCGGGTCAGCCCGTCGCTGATCGACAGCGACTGCAGCGACGTCCAGCCGCCCTCGATGCGATGACGTCGACCGAAGCTGGCTGCGGTGCGCGACCCCGGCGGCGTGCGCTTCCAGCCGATCGGCCACTCGAGCGGATACGCGCTCACGTCGGCCGGTTCTTCACCCTTCAATGCGTCGACTCCTCTCGCGCGAACTCCGCCGCCATACTCGCCACCCACTGCCGGCACTCCGCCTCGAGCGCGGCGAGATAGTTGCCGAGATCCTCCGACGTCGCCGCCGGATCGTCGATCACCTCGAGGATCGCGAAGATCGCGAAGCAGGCGCCCAGATGGAACACGCGGCGCATCGTCGTGTCATCGAACCCCGGCGGCACCGCGCCCTGCCACGGCTCCCGGCGGAAGTGGGCCCACATCTGCGCGACCGTCGGCTTGTCCTGCAGCAGCGCGGCGAGCGACTCCGGCGTCACCTTCGGGCGCGTCATGGGGCCTCGCTGTTCATCAGATCCACCGCCCACCGACGATCGCAGGCGACCAGCCGGCAGCCCTCGCTCGTCGGCAGCAGGTAGCCGCGACTCGTCCCGCGCTTGATCTCGATCTCGCGCGCCAGCGTGCTGAACCAGCGGAGATCCTCGCGTCGGAACACGTAGACGCGCTGCGCGTTGCCGATCACATACCAGGCGGCGTCCGACCCGGCCCAGATGCCGGACGGCACCCAGGTGGCCTGTCGAGGATCGTGCTTCTCCGCCACTTCGATATAGAGGTTCTCGGTAGCCGCCAGGCGGTCGTCGTATTTGATCTCGACGTGGTCGCCATCGACGCAGAGATCCCCGTGCGCGAGCTGCGCCGCCTTGCTGCCGTGCCGCGTGACCGTGTGTCCGCTCAGCGCCAGCCGCTCGGTCAGGTAGGCCTCGAACCGATCGCCGACCTCGCGCTGCGCGGCGTAGTAGGTCACACCGACACCGTCGCCTGCTCCGCCCATAGGCGCGCATCATCCCCGAAGGCCACCCAACCCGGCGACTGCCGACGCGCGAACAGCTCGACGCGCGGCCCGTCATACAGCTGCTCGATGATCCGCCGGAACTCCTCCGGCTTCTCGCTGTGCACCTCGCTGCGGCGGATGGTCTGCACCGAATCCGGCATCGGCGTCGGTCGGTCCGGCAGGCAGGTGCCGCGCGTCGCGATGATCAGATGCTCGTGGCGCACGCTCACGTAGTGCCCGAAGTTATGCAGCACCTTGTGCCAGACCATGCCGGTTTTCGGCGTGAACCCCCAGGCCTCGATCACCTCGCGCGGACCGGGGTTCTCGTAGAGCATCGGCGCGGTCACCCAGAGAAACAGCACGCTGTCGGGCCGCGCGTGCGCCTGCACCGGC